CCGTTGTTGTCAATGCAGCGGTTGCCGCCTGAAAATCTGCCAATTGAACACCGGCCGATTGAATGATTGGTGCCGTGGCGCCAAATGCTTGTGACAATTCCGCGATGTTCGTTTTTCCGAACTTTACCGTTTTGAATAAAATATCGGATATTTGGGCCGCGCTCATTCCTTCCGATGCGAACGCATTCATTGCGGATGTTAAAATGTTTGTTGATTCTTGTGCGCTTGACAAACCGGCGGATGATAGTTTTGCCGATGCTTCCAAAACACCCATGGCATCCGCGCCCGAAACGCCGGCGGATCTTATATCATATAGTGATGCGGTCAATTCATCAATCGGAACCGGGAGTTTTGTTGATAGCGCCAAAACTTCATTTCCCATTTTTTCCATGGATTCAACATTCGTATCAATCAACGTTGAAACATTCGACATTGATTTTTCGAATTTCACCGATTCATTCGCAACCAATGCCATTGGCCCCAAAATCGTGGCCGCAACACCGGCCGATTTTCTTGAAATATCAAACGCCGTTGCCCCAACCTTCCGAAACTTTCGTTCCATCCGGGCCATGGATGTTTCCGCCGATCCCGCCATTTTATTCATCGGGCCGGAAAATTTATCAATCGCGGTGAACACCGCCGGCAATACTATTTGTTTACCCATCTTTTAAATTATTATCATTATTCGCCGCAACCTTGATTTCGTTGTTGAATTCAACGGCATCGTTGAACCAATATTCTAAACCAAAAAAGTCCATATCATCAAGATACAGACTTTCGAAATCTTTTGGTGTCCATCCGTAAACCCGAACAACCGATCGGATCATCAAATCAATGTTGCGGCCTAAAAGAAAAAAACCACAATCGATGATGCAACGCGATAATCTTCCGTGTCCAATTGACTAATCACACCGGAAGGTTGATCCGTTAACGTTGCTATGTATGCCAAAATTCGCGCATCCGCATCCGTTGATTTGATTCCTTTCATATTATTGTGGATCTCACCAACACGCAACCGTGGTTTGAATTCTAATTTCGTAATTTTTCCACCTTCACCAACTTCCCATGTCAAATTCATGGCGATTTTGTTGTCATCATTCAAAACCAATGTTCCATCCGCAAATGCATCAACCAAATGATCGATTGATTCACTATTGGTTTTGCGTTGCTTTTCATTTACTCGTTTTGCATCCAACCATCGGTCAACCTCTGCGCGGGCCACGTTAATGGCAACCGCTGTTTTTTCATTTTTCATGTGTATGTTGTTTTGTTAATTACGCAATTTTATTCAAAATCCCGAACACAACTTTCATTGTGAATGTTCCCGCATTCAAATCCGGCGCGATTTCACCAACCGGAAAACCGGATCCCGAATAAACGGCATTGGCTTGTGTTGTGAATGTCCAATCCGACGGAACCGGTGATTCTTGCAATTGACGAACGATGTTCGCATCGCTTTCTTCACCTTCGGCCGTTGAATTAACGATCACCGCTTCCAACATAGCGCGAACACGATTTTTTGTCATGATCAAATCGCCACCACTTGAAATTGAATTCGCATCATCGTTGTTCGCGAATCCGCCCAAATTATACGTGTTTCCTTCACCCGATTTTGGGCGAAACCTTCCGGATCCAATTGTTGGATGATTGTATGTGATTTCCTTAATATCACCGTGTGTTGTGCTTGGCATAATATAGAATTTTAAAAATTAATGAATTAAAGTGTTCCGAAATTGAATCCCGCTTCCGCCGTTGTTGACGAAATTCGCGCGACACCGCTTCGTTTGTATCTGAAAAACGTTTCCAAACGATCCGGATTCACCGTTGAAATGTTCACAATCAATGAATCTTGCATGAACTTTGCATCAACTATCAATGCACGCGCAACAAGATCATTCGCATACGTGAATAAAATCGCTTTCCATGCTTTTGGTTTTATTACACCCGTAACCGCAACCGGTTCGTTGTCTTGTGCGATTGTTTTATCAACCACATTAATTTGTTCCAAAAGAAAATATCCAAAACGAACGTTGAAATCCAACATTAAATTTCGGCAATATCTGAATTGTGGAACAATTTCACCAACCGGATGATATGTTGTCACAAAATCTTGAACCCTATATCGGCCCGATAATAAATCAACCGTTGAACAACCTTTTTTCACCATCGCATCGCGATCAATATAGTTGGCCATCAAACCAATCACACCATCCAATGGAACCGGCATATCCGGATATGAACGACCGATCACATCCAAATGTGGTGTATCTTGTGCCGTTCTTGCGAATAAAACCGCCATATTTGCGGCCGCTTCCAATGGGTGCGCCAATGATAATGGTGCCGGACAAACGGCAATTGTCACATCTTCTTTTCGTACATCCGTTTCCGCATCTTCGGTTTGTTTTGTTGATCCGGTCAACGCAATGAATGGTTTCATAATTATTCCCGCATATCGGCCCGTTGGCGATACCGGATCCGGAATCCCGTTGAAAACTTGAAGTTCATCCAAAACGGTATCAATCATTCCGTATGTATTGATCACAATTGTGTTCCAATCATTTCCGAAAAGTTCCAATGAATCCGTGATTCCCAAAGGAACGCCCGATCCCGCCGTGATTGATAAAATCCCATAAGTGATTCCAACATTATTTCCATCCGTATCAATTTGAACGGTTAATTTTTCGGCCGTTTCACCCCTCCAAACGGAAGTGATTGTGACAACGCCCAAACCATCGTGAACGGCCAAAAATGGCGATCCCAAAACGGCATTGATGGCATCTTCTATTTTTTGCGCAACCTGAACATTCGTATCGCCATCAACAACATCAATTGCGTATGTATCACCATCAACCGTGATTCGGCCCGCAATACGCACGAAATGGCGTTTGTTTCCCGTTGCCGCACCAACCGGCGTGATTGTGTATTCTTTTGGTGTTGCAATTCCGGAAACTTGTGGATATACAATTGTTGGAATTCCACCAACGCCATCACCGGATGCCGGCCGCAAAATACGCATTGCCATGTATATGGGTGAACCATATCCAAACAATTCACCGGCTTGTTGCGCCGATGTGATTTCAACCGGATCGTTTGTCAATCCGGCTTGGTTCGCCGTGTTTGCTTCACCAATTATGGCAATTCGTTGTGGCAAATTTGGTGTTGAATTCGCGAAATTTCCTTTCGTGATCTTGTATCCAACAACCCGTGAAATGTATTCCGTTGGTACTGCATTTGATGACATATCCAAAAATTTTTGTTGTTATTATTTTTTCTAACTGAATGAAACAAAACTAATGGTGTTTAAAATTTCATTTGTCAATTATTCCACAAAAGGTGGAAAAATAGTTTCGACATAATACACACAATGTTCATCCGTTCAATTTTTTAGTATCTTTACAATTCAATTATTCAACGCCATTCGGCGAATCTTTTAATTGATTAGCGCGAAACGTTCCCATCATTGGGAACGTTTTTTGTTTGTTACCGCATCAACATAATCGGCCCATGTTCCGTTTTGAATTTTATACGTTTTGAATAATTTTTCCAAAAATATATCACGCACAACCATGGCATATAAACGGCAATCAAACAAGTGATTTTGATGGTTCCGTGATTTTTTTATCCATCTAAATTTTCCCGAATTATCAAAAACTTTGTGTTCCGCTTCAAAGTGTGAAAAATAATTTGTCAACAAATATTTTCCACCGGATGGAACGGGAAAATTCATGAATCCGAACGGCTGCATCGTGTGATGATCCGGGTTCCATTTTAACGCCATATAATGTGCCAACAAATCTTTTGTGTGGTTTGTTGCTACCAAATAAAGGTTTGCGCGTTCGCGTGCGTGCCTGAATGTTCGCATATCCGCATTGATTCGCGTTCCAACCAACAACGATTCCGCATCCGCATCGTCATCCCCTTTCAATGCAACAACATTTGCGTTGCAATTATCAATGAATTGATATACATAGTTCGGCAAATACCCGGCATCAATTCCACCAATGAAAACACGCATTTCACGGCCATTTGAATCACATTTGTATTTTCGCAACATTATTTCATCCAATACGGGCCACACGGAATTCATTGCGCCATGTTTATATGACCATTTTTCACGGATTTCCGGATGTTTATCGCGCGGAATGAATGTTCCAATTGATCCATGATCAATGGAATATGTTGCGCCCGTTTCACTATACGCCACAATTTCCCAATCCAATCGCGCATCATCTTCATTTTGATCCGGCATCGAATCATCTTTTCCATTCAAATCGGATCCCAATGTGATCATCACAATTTTACCGTTTCCATCTTCAATGGATTGTTTTTCCGGTATCGTTCCGATTTCATAATTTCGAATGTTTTGTTGCAATTGGCCGGCCTTCATTTCAATCGCTGCCGGTTCATACGTTTTTCCCAATACCAAATTGTTGAATGTTTTGGCCTTTTCAGGATGAACCGGGCCATCATCCGGGAACGCTTCCATATATTTGCGCACATAATGCGCCCAATCAAACATATATGTTGGCGCATATAATGCCGATAAATGAAAAGAAACACGGCCCGGATCCGAAGGTTTCGCCGTGGCAATATATTCGCCGGCACGGATCAAATCCA